TGCGCTCGACCGCGCCGCGCATCCCGGCAAAGCCTTCTGTCATGCTGTCCGCGGCGCCCTGGACCGTGCTCTTCAGCTCGCCCAGGTCGCCGCGGACCTCCTGTATACCCGCCTCGACTCCGGATGTGTCGGCCGTGATCCGGATGGAGACGGTATCGCTCATGACATGTCCTTCAGTTTCTGGAGTATCGCGCGCGACGCTGCCGCCGTGTCGCCGCCGGCGATCGGCATGGCGACCTCGGCGGACAGTCGCGCGAGCGTAGGCTGGGTCGGCGAGAGTTCACGTGTCTCGGCCGAGTGGCGGTCGTCGGTGGGGGTCAAGTCCACTCCCAATGCGCGCGCAATCGCGACCGCCGCGATGTTGAGCGGCGGGCCGGTACGCCGCCACGTCCGGTACTGGGCATCGACATCGGCCAACCCCCAATCCCGTTCGATCGCGGCCTTCGAGCCGCCTTCGATCCCGGCGGCGATCAGATCGTGGACGAGCTCGGCGAGTCCGTGCTCGAGGCTCCCGCCGGCGCCGTCTCCGCGGGAGCCGCCGCTTCCCCCTGGCGCTTGAGCCCCGATTCCTCACTCAGGTTCAGGAAAGCTGTTTGCAGCCCGACGAACTCGTCCATCGACACGTTCGCCTCCAGATAATCGGCGGTCAGCACCGGATCGATCTTGACCAGCCCGATCGACAGCACGTTGAGCAGATCGACCGCCGAGTCCATCAGGTCGGACAGCGATCCGCTGCCATCGGTTTTCCGCTGGATATTGTCGATGAACGGTGCGGCCCGGCGCAGTTCGCCTAGTTTATAGGGCGCGATCGCGAAATCGCGCCCCAGGATGTGGATGTTGGCCATCTTACTGCGCCGACCCCCATTTCAACACGTTGCCCGACGGATCGGCGAACGCCGAGAAATCGAGTTCCGGGATCATGAAGTCATCGACCTTGGTTTGCAGCGCGAGCTTGTTCGACACGCACGCGAACAAGGTCAGCGCCAGACCGTTGCCGCCAAGCTGGTTGAAGAAGTCGGCGCGGAAGGTGGGTGCCTGACCCATCTGCATGTTCTGCACGACCGAGGTCTTCGCGACGGTGGAGGTCGCCGTGTAGCTATAGTTGATGAAAACCACCTTGCCGGTGTCCGCAGCTGCGAACAGATAGGCGCCGGCCGTAACGCTATATTGGCCGGCGGTCGGAGCAGAGGCCACGCGCGTCATCGGGTTGCCGCTGGCGTCTCGCACGCCCAGGTCGCCCGCCCAGGTGCCACTGCCCGGCACGGTCGGAGTGATCGTGAACGGCGTCGAAGGAATGGCTGCTCCGGTCACATCGTTGACGATGCTGTAGAGACTCGACGTCACCGTCTGACCAAAGAACAGGCTGTTCATCACCGCGCCGTTGAACTGGCCGTATTTGCACTTGCCGGTGATCTTCATCTTGCCGCGGCCGACTGCGACCGGGAATTGGTTGGAACCATAAAGCTCCTTGATGTCGCCCTGGATGTCGATCGAGACTTCCTGCGTCACCGCCAGCATCAGCGGGGTGGGATTGGCGATTGCCGCGCCCGTCGCGTCGAAAGTCGGCGTGCCCCACAGCACCCCGGCACCGAAATTGTACATGGCCATGCCATTTCTCCAATAAAAAAGCCCGCAAGTAGCGGGCATTGGCGTTCGTGGTTGAAAGTGATTGGTAGCTTAGGCGGGCGTGCAGCCCGCGCGCGCGATCTGACGCCGCTCGTCGTCGCTCAGATCGGAGGGCGCAGTAAGTACGCCATTTTCAACGCCGATCTCGCGCCCGGTCGACAGGATAATCGCGCTGACATGGTCAGGCGCCCTGAAGCGCGGCGGCAAAGGCGACGTAGTTAGGACGGGGGCAGAGATCGTATCGCCATCCGCCTTCGGCGTCGTGGGATCGGTGTCGGCCAAGGCGGATTGCGATCGTGCCATTGGTGTCTCCATTATCGTTAGGGAAGGATGATGGTGATCGGCACAATCAGCATGGCCTGACCGTCCAGGTCGCCATTGTCCTTATGGATCGTGCCGTCGATAAATGCCCGATAGACGAGACCGCCGAGCGTCTGCCGCGCGCCGGGAAGCGCGGGGCGAAACGCGGCTTCGACCGCGTCGAGGATCGCGTTGCTGGTTTCCGCGGGCGTTGCCGCCTGGTCCTTGCCGCCGCGATGGTAGATGATCCAGCTCGCGCGCAGGCTATGCTTGTCGAGCTGGCCATCGAGCGAGGCGACCGTCTCGGTGCCCTCGATCTGGTACAACCCGGGTACCGGCGCCTTGTCCCACATCTTGAGCCGACGCGAGCGCTCGACGAACGTCTCGTCATTGCCCCAACGCACATCGGCGAGTGCCAGAAGCGCGTCGAACACCTCATTGCGTGTCATCCGATCGCCTCCTGGGCGGCGGTGATCGCCGCCAATTTCAGCGCCGCTGTGATCTCGTCGGCCTCGTCACTCAGCGCGCTTGCCAGATAGGGCCGCGCCGGAAAGCGGGATCCGGGATGATGGATCACTCGTGCGAAAACGTGCTTGCCGCCCGCTGCGAAGGCGAGCGCCTTGGCCTTGTCGGGCAGGATGTCGTGCGGCGACGTGCTGCCACCATGTTCCAGTATCGCAGCGTAAGGTACGCTATCGTTGACAAATACTTCGCCGACGATGCTGTCGCCTTTGGCCTCGACCGTGCGTTCGACTGCGCTTGCCAGGCGACCCGTTCGCGCATTCAACATCTGGCCGTGAAGCTTGTCGCCGATCACGTGCCGCTGCAGCTCGGCGGTTGCGGCGTTCACCTTGGCTTCGACCGCCGCCGATACTTGCGACGACAGACGATCGAGCCCGGCGCTCAGCGCCTCCGCATCCAGCGTCACGCTCATAATGGCGCCGCCAGCATGTAATTGTTGAGCCGTGCCAGCACCGCCTGGTGCATCGCCTCGCGGCTGAACGCGACGGTGGTCGCTCCCGAGCTCGCATGGCTGGTCTCGCCGATGTGCGTGCGCGCCGAATAGGCCTCACCGACCAACTCGGTGACCGCCAACATCAAATCGGCAGGCACCACGTCATATCCGGCGACATAGGTCACCCGCACTGGCCGATCGTACGGCACGCGCGATCCGACCAGGATCACGCTGCGCCCGTCGGTCGCAACCCCCGATGCGTTGCCGATCGCGTCGACCGCGTTGTCGATCCGCGTTTCGCCCCATTCGACCGACGTCACCGACTGGACCGGCCAGTTCCTCAGCAGGAACCGCGATCCGCCGGTGCCGCGATAGGTTTCGACATGCGTCGCCGTCAGGACATTACGCTGGATCGTGTTTTCGACAAACGCCGACACTTGGCTGACCAGATCGGTCAGCAGCGCGTCGTCATTGTCGCTCGAAATGTTGAGCCAGCGTTTGACCGCCGACAGATCGGTGAGATCGCCCGACGCCATGACGTCATCGACCCACAAAGCTGAAGCCATGCGCGAGCAGATCGGCCGCCGCCGCGACCGGCACCGTCACGACACCTGCGGCATCGGCCGCGAAAGATTGCCCGCGCCAACTGCACCCGGTGCCGTCCGCATGACGCATCTCGACGCTATCGGCGGACGCCGCTTTGGGCGCACGTCGCGGGGAAGAATTGTCGGCCATGCGGTGTCTCCTCTCGAAAAAAGAAAGGCCCCGCCGGTCGTCGCGGCGGGGCCAGGAAAGCCCAGGAAGCAAGGGGTGGGCGCCCGGGAGGGAGGAGATCAGCCGTTGGCGATATTGGCGATCACGCCCATCGCGAACGGAGCGTAAACCGCCAGCGTCTCCTCGACATACACGCCCGACATCTCGGCACGCGTCGTGATCGGCCAATCGATCTGGTAGTAATCGCGGCGCACCTTCATCTCCGCGACATTGGGCACCTCGCTCGACTGGTATTGGACCGGCAGGTCGCCCGCCCACCCCAGGATCGTCCCCGCCGACACGTTCGGATGGAGGCGGATCGGAATCTTCTTGTTGAGATACGGATTGTAATAATATTCGACCACGCCGCCGGCGGTCAGCGCGACCTCACCTGCCTTGGGATCCTGGAAGTAATTGAGCAGCGAGGCCGAGCCCGACGCCAGCACCTTCTTGGTGATATTCCGCTGCTCCTGGCTGTTCACATAGAGCACGTCGACCGAGCATTGATAATTGTCCCACATCGATTGCATCATCACGTCGATCTCGGTCACCGATCCCTGACCCGAGGAGGTAAGGGTGGTACCCGCACCCGGCGTGCCGGTGGCGAGGTAATTGACGTACGCGCCCGACCCCGGCTTCAGCGCGGTGGTCAACAGGCCGTCGAACGCGGTCGAGTTGGTCGAGCAGTCCGCACTGACCGCGCTCGCCGCCTGGCCGGTGCCGGCCAGCGGTTTGGCGAACACCACGCTGTTGGTCGAACTGATCGCCTCGAGCTTCTCGCTTCCCGCGGCGCCCACAAACCAGGCATAGCCTGCGGCGCCCTGAATCGCCGGCACGCTGCACGACAATGCCTGGCCGGCGGTGGTCGCCTGGCTGGCGGCCGACGATTTCATCGACGAGCCGCCATTGATCGAGAAGCTCTTGCCGTCGGCGCCGGTCACCGACTTCGACGTCGCCACGCCGTTCGCCAGCGTGCTGTTGCGCATACCTTCCATCGTCAGCGCGACGACGATCACTGAATAAGTCACCGATCCCGGCAAGGTCGATCCGGTACCGCCCGCGCTCAACGTCGGCGCGCTCGGCGTGCCCAATGCCAGCGAGGCATTGCCGAAGATCACGCCCGCCTCTTCCTTCAGCATCGTCTTCTGCAGCAGGCGCTGCGTCATCGACGCCTTGATGTCCTCGAACGTGCGGCCGGCGGAGATCGCCTCGAACGTCGCCTGGTCTTCCTCGCCCAACGTCCGGTACGGCGCGGCGCGATCGGCGGTGGTGTAGGCCATCTGACCGGCGCGCTGGCCTTCGGGCACCCAGGGCGTGTTGTCGAAGCCGGAACCG